ATCAGTCACCGACGCTACTGTTGATTTAGACAACCATCTTGTATTAACACTATCAGACGGTAAAGAGATAGACGCAGGTGACATAACTGGGGATTCTCTAGGTGATAGGTATTACACTAGTGGTTCTAAGGTTAATATTACCAACAGTACGGATTCAAACAAGGATTTTAAGAATCCTCTTTTCACTTATACAGACGGTGCTCTTACCCTTATTACATATAAGACTGCAAGCGGTGACGTAACGGCTACTAAAACCCTAACTTACTCAAGTGGTGTGTTAACTCAGCTTGTGGAAGTGTCTCCTACAGGTACTATTACTAAGATTTATCATTATACCGATGGTGTTTTAGTACGTATATCTCAATCATAAAGAGGTTATTTAATGTCATTTACTTTACCCACACCAGTCTCACTACACACAGCTACTGCTTTAGACAACGTAGGTGTTATTGGTTCTAACATGACTTTACGAACCAAGACCGCTGGTAACCTCCCAATTACAACATCAGCCACACGACAGCAGTACGATGGGAATGTGTCGTCAACTGCTGAAGGTGTGTTTTACGGTACGTCAGGTCAGACGATTCTTGGTAGCATAGACATTTTTCTTGGTAATATGTTACTTATCTGGAGTATGCAGTTCAACGCTCCTAACCGTATCCAAGTTGATACTTTAGCTAATGGTGGCGTCAGATTTTGGTTAGGCAGTGGCACAGACCCTAAAAATAACTATAAAGAGTTTTTTGTGGGAGGTAACGATACCCCATTTGCATCTTCACAAGCAGGCCCCGTAACCATCTGCATAGACCTAGCGGATAATACAAATAACAACACCATAGGTTCTTTTGACCAGACTGAGATATCTGCCTACGGCATAGCTACGGTACATGACGGTATTGTAGGTAACCAGTTTGGCGAATGCTTCTTCCAAAGATCATTTTTAATTAACACCGAAAGAGCTAGCGCTTCCTTACCTACCTTCACAGGCACCTCTAACTTTGATGAAGCTGTTAATCTTTTACAAGGTACTGACTACACCAACAAGATTGGTTCTTGGATAACTAAATCAGGATCATCGTTCTTTATACCTTGTGCATTTAGCATAGGCAATGGGAATGACCTTACTAACTTTAATGACGCTGGCGTGAGCGTTGTAAGCCCTGCAACAAATACTTCTAAGCAAGAGAACTTTAGACTGACCACTGATGCTATGCGAGTCTACTTAAAGGCTAGAGATAATGCTCTGGATACTGTAGTCTTGTCTGGTTCTTACGCATGGGGAACAGCAGCACCTTGGGACTTTGACATATCCAATGCCTCAACTTGCCTACTTAGTGGCTCATTCACGGGAATGGGTACGTTTAAACTCGGTTCTAGTGTCACGGCAACAGGCATCTTCACCCTAGCAACAGGGCAAGCAGTCGAGTGCACAGGTGCTGACATAGATGGCATTACAGTCGCAGGCGCACTTAAAATTAAAACATCGGCTGTAACCACGTTTACAAATATTAGTGCTACAACGCTTGATTTTAACACCGCAGGAACTTACACGCTAAATGACTGCACCATAGGCGAGGTAACTAACTCTAGCGGTGGTGCTGTCTCTATCGTTAATGACGGGTCAACAATTACGACTAACACAGGGCCGAATATTACTCTTCTGTCACCGCCTAAAATCCTAACAGTGCAGGTGAACAAGACTGGTGCTGATGTTGTCATATTAGCAGCAGGTACAACTACAGTCTTGGCAAGCATTGATTCTAACCCAAACAATAATTTTGCATTTACTTACACAGGGGCGCAAACAGTAGATATTGGGGTAATAAAGCAAGGATTCATTGTTAAATACACCTACGGCTATAGTTTAACGGGTGCAGATCAAGCACTTCCAATTGCACTTTTAATAGACAGGGCTTATGTATGAAGACAATTATTGAAACGACTGATGGAAAATACTTAGGTGTTAATATACAGCAGAAAGCAAAATCTTTTATATTTGAGGATTGGACATTTACACCAACGAAAATTGAAAACTTAGGAAACGGCTGCACTAGATACTCAACGACTTCATATGTAATAACCACAAAGGAAAATGATTAATGGCAAAGATTACCTCACGCTCACAAATCAACGTAGGCACTGAGTTGCTTATTGACGAGCCTAACAGAACTTACGAGTTACAAGCAGCTGGCAATTTAGTTGCTAAAGACGGTGTAACATATCAAGCATTTTACGGTAAACTTGTGGATCTTTGGTCAACCGCTACATATCAAGACTCACCTTTTCCGATGAACGCTTTGGATGCTCTGTCGGGACAGTACCAGATAGGGATTGACGCAGGCGGTAACGCTAACGGGTGGCGACCTAAAAACCAAGCTACACGAGATATGCTTAGGGATGGTGGTACAGAGGAGTATAATGCTGCTGGCACACTATTACGGGTTAACGCTGGTCTAGTGGGCCTTGGTAGTATAAACTCAGGTGCGCAGCCGTATTATCAGTTAAACGCTTCGGATGCTCCGATAAACTTTACTTTTGATGATATGCCAAATTTAGGTGTGCAGGTTTTTGGCGACTCCAATAATGGTAGCTTTGATAAGCGTACTTTCTTTAAATCTTTTGTACGTGAACAAGGTAAAAAATTCTCTGATTCAATTTTGGCTGATACTGGTAAGACAACCACTGGAGCCTTTATCGTAAACATGCTGTTGTCTAACGAGACTGATTTAAAGATTACAGACGTAGACAGTGAGATGACTAATGCACCATACAACAACATAACAGTCACCTACCATGCCTCAAACCAATCACGCACTATTGGCGGTGTAGCATATAACTTTAAAGTGATAGTTGCAGGAAACGGAGCCACTTTAGAGCAGATCTATACCAAGCTGCAATATTTATTACGTCAAGGCTCAGACATTGATAGTGGAGCTGGATCAGTGACGGGCAAAACAGCGGATCTGCTAGCAGGATTTGTAGGCTCGACTTTGAACACAACCACAGGCGTCTTCATTGATGCCATACAGAATGCCGATTCCAACCGAATTACTTTTAAAGATGTCACGGGTGTAGCAAGACAGAATCCGTTTGAGTCTGCTGGTAATTTGACATTTAACCCAATAATGGTAAAAGCTGGATCTTCGTACCGCTTGTTTTACACAGATGCTGGGGCAGGCCGTGAATACGGCACAGCAACAGCGGTAACAGTTAATGATGCAAGCGGAAATCCTATCACGGGGGTTATAAGCAACGGCTCTATTAGTTTTACGTTTGATTATGATGGAGACACAGCAGGTGGTACTGCAGGTACAGATAAAGCTGTAACACTCATAGGTATTGCAAAAGGTTTCTCTAAGTTTGCGGTAGCTACAGGAACCTTAACAAAGTCAAAAGCCATTAGTGTTGGTCTTGTGGCAGAAGTTGACCGAGCATATGTATAGGAGCGTTTTATGGCTATTACTTTTGACCCTATAAATAAAATTATACAGCTAGATACTTTCTCGGTATCAGAGCGTGAGATGTGGACTTCTTTTGTCGATTGGTCTGTACAAAGCGATAATTTAAAATTTGGGGTAGGTATGACGCAGCTAGGAGGGCTAGCCCCTGTTGCATTGTACATTACCCTTGCTACAGGTTGGCGTATAAGGCCACTTGCACAGGCTGGTATAACTACCATCACGGGCAATGTTCTGACAGCAGAAGGCACGTCACCTGTTGAGCAAGCTGTTGGTGCTGTTCAGGTAAACTTAGAAACACCCGTAAAGGCTGTTGCAATTAGTACAGGTCAAAGCGGACTTACAACAGCAGAAGCAGCAAATATCGGCTTAATCCCAGCCCTTCTATAATTAACTAAGGAATAAACAAAATGGTATCTCAACGAGAACTTGAAAAGATAGTTGAACAGATAAATGAGAGTTATAAGGTATTGTTAGATAAGATTACGGCCTTAGAAGAAAAGGCGGCCTTACCACAAAAAGAAGCAAAGGTAAAGAAATAACTTGACTTTTTTAAGCAAATATGGTATAATAGGTAGTATATATGACAGATAATGAATTAGAGATTTACTTTAGAGATATGCAGGAACTCTTTCGTATGGAAGGGTGGCACACTCTTATTAAAGACTTAAATCTTAACCTCCCTCTCATTAACTCAATTGAAAGCACTAAGGATGATAATGACCTTTACTTCCGTAAGGGACAACTTAATATTCTTGGCACTATACTTAATTTAGAAGAGACAACAAGGTTGGGACAAGAAGAATCCCAAAGGTCACTAGAAGATGTATAAGTTTTATGACTACAAATGTGTCTTAGGGCATATTCACGAACATATGGTTAAAGGCTCACCAGACACACAAACGTGTAAAACCTGTAAGGCTGACACAACCAGACAACTTTCCTCACCACGACCTGTACTTGAGCCTTTCACTGGCGATTTTGCAGGAGCTAGCCTTAAATGGGCTAGGAACCATGAACGTGGTAGAGCAAAAGCAGAGAAAGATAACCCTGAGTAACACAGGATCTTTCATTTTTACTTTCTCCATAATACTAAGGTACGGAGTTTAATATGGCAGCAGTTATCCTCGAAAATGAGGACTTAAATAGTGAGCGTTTTGATAGCTTAGACGGTATGGACGAAGGAACAACGCTAGAGGCACAGGAACCTGAACAAGGCAACCCTGAACCACCAGCAGCACCTGAGTCACAAGTACCTGAAAAATACAATGGTAAGTCACTAGAAGATGTAGTTAGAATGCACCAAGAGGCTGAAAAGCTTTTAGGTCGTCAAAGCTCTGAAGTAGGTGACTTAAGGAATGTTGTAGATAGTTATATCAACACACAACTCAACGACCAGAAGCCCTCACAGGCAACTGAGACAGATGAAGATATAGATTTTTACTCTGACCCTGAAAAGGCTATGAGTCGTGCTATAGACAATCACCCTTCAGTTAGAGCAGCAGAGCAGTCAACGAGGGCTTATCAACAGCAAACCTCTATGGCACGTTTGAAAGAAGGTCACCCAGACATACAAGAGATTGTAACAGATCCTAAGTTTGCTGAGTGGATTCACGCCTCTAACATTAGGAAAAAGATGTTTGTTGCGGCAGATCAGCATTTTGACGTAGAAGCAGCGAATGAATTATTTTCCTTATGGAAAGATAGGTCAGGAGCTATTAAACAGACAATACAGGCAGAGAAAGACGGAAGACAAAAAGCTGTTAAAGATGGGTCTACAGGATACACACGTGGTAACCCAGACTCTACTACTTCCAAGAAAATCTATAGACGAGCTGATATAATTAAACTTATGAAAACTGATCCCGAACGCTACTTAGCGCTCTCTGATGATATACAAAAAGCATACGCAGAGAAAAGGGTGAAATAACCTAATATATAGAGACACTAAAAATGACTAATTCAGTATATCCCAATCAGGCTGGTGCAGTAGATAACACTTCAGCAGCTACGTTTATTCCAGAAATTTGGTCTGACGAAGTAATTGCAGCTTATGAGAAAAACTTAGTTGTAGCTCCCCTGATCAAAAAGATTTCCATGCAAGGCAAGAAAGGGGATACAATTCATATTCCTAAGCCTACACGTGGTTCCGCTAACGCTAAGGTAGCACAAACAGCAGTAACCATTCAAGCTGATGTTGAGACAGAAGTACAGGTTATCATTAACCGACACTTTGAATACTCACGTATGATTGAAGACATTACCGCTGTACAAGCACTTGCTTCGCTACGTCAGTTCTACACTGGTGACGCTGGTTATGCCCTAGGCAAACAAGTGGATGATGACCTATTAAACCTTATGAAGAGTTTTGGTAATGGTAACGGCACAGTATATCCTACTTCAGCCGCATTCTATCCTAAAGCTGATGGAGTAACCACGGCATACGCAGACGATACTGTAAAACCAGTAGACGTATTTACGGATAAGTTCTTCCGTGATATGATCCAAAAGTTAGACGATGCAGACACGCCTATGGACGGTCGCTTCTTAGTTATCCCACCTGCGTTACGTAATGCACTAATGGGTATAGAGCGTTACGTATCCAGCGACTTTGTTAATGGTCGTGGCGTAGTTAGTGGTAAGATCGGTGAGTTGTATGGCGTTGACATCTTTGTTTCAACTAACTGCCCTATTACTGAAACTGCTGCTGCCAACGGTGCTGTAGGTGGTGGTCAAATCCGAGGTGCTATGCTAGGCCATAAGGACACTATGGTAATTGCAGAGCAACAGGGCGTTCGCTCACAGACTCAGTATAAGCAAGAGTTCTTAGGAACATTGTATACTGCAGACCGTTTGTATGGTACTAAGGTACTACGTCCAGAGACAGGTTTCTTGCTAGCTGTAAACGGTTAACATTAACTAAAATAATAAAAGGAGCTTCTTGTACTAACACTTGACGCTCCTTTTTTTTACATTACAGGAAAACATAATGGCAGTAACGTACCGAGGTGAAACTTTTGCAGGTTATAACAAACCCAAAGCATCAGCCAAAGGTAAGAAATCACACGTAGTCTTGATTAAAGATGACGGTAAAGACCGTATGATACGCTTTGGTGAGAAAGGTGCTAGTACAGCAGGTAAACCTAAAGCAGGTGAGTCTGATACAATGAAAGCTAAACGTAAGTCTTTTAAAGCTAGACACGCTAAGAACATTGCTAAAGGTAAGACCAGTGCAGCATACTGGGCTAACAAAGAAAAGTGGTGATAACATGAAAGGCGTTAAGCATTATTTAAAGAATGGTACTGAACACAAAGGTGCAGTGCATAAGACCAAAGGCATGGCTATGACAGGAGCAAAACATACTAAGTCAAGTAAAGATTTGTTTCATAAGAAAGACCTGTCACCCACTGCTAAAAAGAAAGCTAACTTAACTTAATAGAGAGAAATATCATGCCTCAAGGTAAAGGAACATACGGAACTACTAAGGGTAGACCACCAGCCAAACCAAAGAAGAAGAAGAAAGCAGTCCGAGGTTACTAAAGCAGCTATGTGAGATAAAAGATATGGAAGTTGACGCTCGCTTTGATAGGTTAGAAGCTAAGATAGATAAATTATTTGAGGCTATGATAAAACTAGTGGAAATAGACACAAAGATTGAAGGTCTACTGGTGCATAATAACACACAGGATGATAGGCTTAATAAACATAGTTTAGAATTAGACAATCACGCAATAAAATTAGCTTTAGCGGCTAAAACTGGAGGCGCTAACGAATGGTTTATACGACTACTAATAGCTGCCTTAGTAACAGGACTGGTTTTTATGTTAAGGGGTTAAGAACATGGGTTTATTGAGTAGTTTATTCGGTGTAGGCAGTAGCGGTGTTGCAGAGCCTATTGAAGCTATTGCCAACCTTATAGACAGTGTATTTACTTCAGACGAAGAGAAAGCACAAGGTCTTTTACTGAAGCAGCGGTTAGCTTTAAAGCCAGCCCTTATGCAAGCAGAGATAAACAAAGTACAGGCAGGCCACAGATCAATATTCGTGGCTGGGGCTAGACCTTTCTTAATGTGGGTCTGTGGCTTAGGTTTCTTGTTTGCCTTTGTCATTAACCCTGTATTGCAGTGGCTAGCACCTGAGCTAGGAAGCCCTGAGTTACCTCTAGACGCAATGCTAGAGCTAACGCTTGCAATGCTTGGCCTAGCAGGTCTTAGAACAGTAGAGAAATTAAACGGTAAAGCCAAATGAAAACATATAAACAACTGGTCAACAACATCTTAATACGCTTACGTGAGAAAGAGATTGTCACCATTAATGATAATAGCTACTCTAA